TGGGAACGACCTAAACGTCACTCTGACCAATCTGCATTACAAAAAGATCCATAAGATTCACACCAGTGAGGGTGGTGGCAGTGCCACCAAGAACCGCTTGCAAAGTGTTATCAGGGATATTGATGATCGCGCAAGAAATAGCTTGCGCAGGAGAAGATGCAGCTGTATAATTTGAGTTAATGGAATGAGCAATCTGAGCTGCCTCATCCATAACCTCAGAACAATTGGTAGTGGTTCCCCACATTCCAGCAAAGCTCGAAACTGTAACAGCCGAGCCTGCTGAGTAGCAGACAAAATAGCGCCCAACCGACCCTAAAGGAAAGGTGATTGATGTACTAGTAATGACTAGTCCTATGTGGTCATAGAAACTTGTCTGCGACGTGCCAAAAGGCGTCGCAGCCGCCACACTTGTGGTTGAACCGTAGTGCGCTGTCTTAGCAAAAACATCAGTGGCAACACTGAGTATAGGTTTTCTTAATTCTACTTCATAAGAAACCCACAACTCACCACAATCAATGCCGGCAGAAGGTAAACCTTCTGTCGCTATAGAAGTGACACCAAGATCGTAAGTTTTCTGATCCTCTCCGGCAGGAACAGCGCCGCCGCGAACATACTGGACATTGTAAGGATTCTCCCTTGGATTGCACTCGATCGGATGACAAAAATCATTCGAAGGTTTAGCATCTGAAGAGAAGAACTCATTCAACATCACTTGCTTGTTCGGATAGCTAGCAGCTGTTGCTCGGTAGTTAGTCGCGATCATCACTGAGCCAAGCGCAGTGTTAGTGCTGGCGACACTCTGACCACTAGTGGAAATGTATTCGTAAACTATTCCTCTCCATGTATACTCTTGATACTGCTGAGCAATACCAGACAACCATGGAAAAGAAGTAGACAAACCAGGGTTCAACGCGAAAGTGTTGAACACATTAAACACGCTAGGAGTACCGGTGCCAGAATAAACATCAGTGATGTACTCTTTGTGTCGGACGATAATAGACTGACCAGTTTTGTGCATCATGGGTATGTTACCAGAGCCTTTAAACTGCGAGACTAAAGAGTTCTTAGTGACTGCATAATCACCAGAACCTAGCCAACGCGATAAAGAAGCTCCTAAACCAGTGCCTACATTAGCACCAGTATCGCCCATCCCAATCAAATTACCAGCCATTCGACCCCCAAGTCCACCTAAGTTCCTGAGGATACCGCCTAACATCGAGACTTCCTTCTTCGCCGGAGTGGGAGCAGCCTTCTTGGCTACACGCACTGCCGTTCTCTTTTTCGTTTT